TCGGAGACGATGACGGGAACGGCAACCGCGGACACCGAGACCAACTTCCGGAACATCGGCATCGTCACGCAGCTGACGCAGGCCGGGCGCATCAACACCGCCTTCGGCATCACGGCCGGCTCGGTCACTGGCCTCGAGCTCGGGCAGGTCATCGAGCAGTTGTCGAGCGGTCGTTTCGCGCGCGCCATCTGGGTCATGCGTCCGCAGTTCCTCGGCACGTTCGACGCCGCCGCCTACGCTGGACTCCTCGCGACGCAGCGACCGGGCCGCGACAATCTCGCGCCATGCCTGCACCTCGCCGGGCGCCCGCTCGTGCTGGAGCCGCGCGTGAACGTCAACTCGTTCGCGACCGGCGTGCAAGGCATCCTGCTCGATCCCAGCGCGTTCATCTTCGCCGAGAGCGGTCCGCCCGTGATGTGGCGCCGCCTCGAGGAGTTGAAGGCCGAAACGAACGAGGTCGTGTTCCAGGCCATTCGCCGCTACGACTTCATCCTCGCCGACCTCAACGCAGGCTACGCCATCAGGGCCTGATTGATTCCACCACCATCCGCACCACACCCAACAAAGGGAAACACAATGGCTGACAACGAGATGACCCCCACCACCGCGCCCGCCGAGGGCGACCAGTACCGCGCGCTCGTCGACGAGATGGGCAAGCTCTACGAGCGCATGCGCGGCCTCATCGCCAAGGCGAACGGCGCCGGCGAGATGAGCTCCGACGAGGAGGAAGAGCTCGCCCGCATGCAGAAGAAGTACGACCAGCTGCGCAAGCTGAAGGAGCAGAACGTGAACCTCATGCGCCTCACCAACGACACCCGCTCGTTCGCCGAGCCGCGCGTCGAGCGCGCCGCCGTGCGCCACAGCACCGCGCTCTGCCCGACGCAGGGCGAGTACCGCGACGCGTTCGCGTCCTACCTCAAGGGACCGCGCGCGATGGGCGAGATGGAGCGTCGCGCGCTCAGCGAGGGCGTCGATGTGGACGGCGGCTACCTGCCGTCGCAGGACTTCTACGGCACGCTCATGAAGGTGCTCGAGCAGCAGGTCGTGTTCCGCCGCGTGGCCAACGTCATGAACCTCGGCGCGTTCAAGACCAACATCGCGCTCGAGTCGACCATCACCGCCGCGACGTGGGGCGCTGAGGCCACAGCCATCGGCGAGACCACGCCCGCCTTCGGCCAGATGATCCTGCAGCCCCGCCGGCTCAGCGCCATCGCGAAGGCCAGCATCGAGCTCATCGAGGACGCGCCCGCCCGCGGCGCAGGCTTCTCGGTGGAGACCATCGTGACCGACCAGCTGACCCGCGCGTTCGCGCAGGCGGAAGAGTCGGCCTTCTGCACGGGCGTCGCCGCGTCCAACCAGCCGGTCGGCATCTTCACCTACACCACCAGCGGCATCGCTGATGGCAAGACGGTGGCGAGCACCTCGGCCATCACCGCCAACGAGATCCTCGACTGGATCTACTCGCTGCCCCGCGCGTACCGCGAGCAGAAGTCGACCTGCATCGTCACCAGCGACGCGGTGCTCGGCCTCATCCGCAAGCTCGCCAGCCCGGGCACCAACACGTTCCTGTCCTACCTGTGGCAGCCGTCGTTCGTGCTGGGCGAGCCCGACCGCCTGTGCGGCTTCCCGATCTACGCGTCGCCCTACGCGCCCGCCATCGCGGCCGGCGCGCGCGTCGCGGTCATCGGCGACTTCAGCCGCTACCACATCGGCCAGCGCTCGGCCATGAGCGTCAAGGTCCTGCGCGAGCTCTACGCTGGCACCGGGCAGATCGGCTTCCAGGCCATCGCGCGCCTCGATGCGGGCTGCAGCAACTACAGCGCGTTCAAGTACCTCCGCATGGCGACGGCCTAATCGGCTCGCTCTTCTTCTCCCCCGCCGAGGGGCGAGGCTCCTCTGGGCCTCGCCCCTCTTCTCATCAGGAACCCCCATGAAGATCCGAATGCTGGAAACCCTGTCGGGAGTCGACTACGTCCTGACCGCGGGCGAAACCGTCGACCGTCCCGACGCAGAGGCGCAGCGCTTCATCACCGCAGGCATCGCCGTCGCGGTTGATGAGCCCAAGCGCGAGACCACCACCAAGGCCGCCAAGTCGCGCGCCGTGAAGGAGTGACCATGCCGAGCATCGTTGATGGAGCCGTCTACCTGTCGCACGCCGCCATCAGCGCGCCGGCCTCCGAGCCTGTCACCCTCGCGGAAGCGAAGGCGCACAGCAACGTCGTCCATGCCGACGACGACGCCGTCATCACCGCGCAACTCGTCGCGGCGCGCGACTACATCGAGGCCCTCATCAAGGCACCGCTGATGCAGCGGTCCTACCGGCTGCGGCTCGACCGCTTCCCATCGGCGAATGCACTGATGCTGCCGGGCTGGCCCGTGCAGTCCATCACCGCGGTGCGCTACATCGACCCAACCAACACCCAGCAGACGATGAGCAGCACCCTGTACGCCCTCGATGCCGACTCGTCGCCCGCCCGACTCACGCTCGCGCGAGGCGCTGCGTGGCCGGCAGTCGGCATCGAGGCGGGTCTGTGGGGCGTCGAGGTGGAATACGTTGCCGGCTACACCAACGCCGCAGCCGTGCCCCAGCCGCTCAAGCAAGCGCTCCTGCTGGTGTTCGGGCACTGGTACGACAACGCCCGCGAGACCGCGGTGGCCGACAATCTGCGCGAGGCGCCGCACGCCGCCGAGACCCTCTGCCGCACCTTTACCCGCACGAGGTGGGTCGTATGAGTGGCCGCAACATCAGGTTCGGCGCAGCCAGCCTGCGCCACGTCGTCACCGTCCAGAACCCCGGCACGGGCCGCGACACGCTCGGCCAGCCCGTCACCACATGGGTCACGGGCGGAAACGTCCGCTGCAGCATCGACACCATGCAGGGAAACGAGTCCGTCTACGCCCTCGGCCAGCAGGCGCAGGTGTCGCACAAGATCACGGTGCGCGCCTACGCCCACGGCATCACCACCGCATCGCGGCTGCTGTGGTCGGTCAAGGGCGGCGGTACGCGCACCTTCATGGTGGCCAGCATCGTCGACCCCGAGAACATCGACCACGTGCAGCACATCCTCGCCAAGGAGGTCGTGCCATGAGCAACAAGTACGCCCTCGCAACCAAGGCCGGCTACAGCGGGCTCAAGGTCGACCTCGGCAGCATCCGCGTGCAGCTCAAGGGAGTCGAGGGGGCAGAGGAGTTGATTGCCGCCTTCGGCGCGCTCGGCGGTCGCGCGCAGCAGAACCTGTATCGCCGAGCCATCCGTCCTGGCCTCATGGCCATCGCGAAGGAAGCGCGCGCGCTGACCCACAACGTGCCGGTCAGGTCGGGCCAGGAATCGCGCGAGAGCAAGGGCGACGAGGACGGCTCGCTGCGCGACGAGGTCGCGCGCGCCATCAAGCTGCGCGTCGGCGTGAAGGCCAAGAAGGGCGTCTACGGCAATGTCGCCGTCAGGTACCCCAAGCGAGCACGCAACGAGAACCGCCTCGGCAAAGACCGCAAGGCGGCCCTCGCGCACCTGCTCGAGTGGGGCTTCACGCTCAAGACCGCATGGCGCGGCTATCCCCGCAAGCAGCCCATCGAGATCGAGGGTGCGGAGTTCATGACCAGCGCGTTCGAGCGCATCGGACCACGCGCCGAGCGCATGATCCGCGCCGCGCTGCAGGAGTTGATCCGCAACCCCGGCATCGGCAAGAAGGCATTCGCCACAAGCATGGAGGCGGTGGTCTGATGGCACGGATCGAGCAAGGCATCTACGCGCTGCTCAGCGGCGCCACCACCATCACGGCGCTGGTCAGCACGCGCATCAGCCCCGACCGCCGCAAGAAGGGCGAGGCCCTGCCGGCGCTCGTCTACCGCGTCTCGTTCAGCGACCCCATCAAGACCCTCGCGGGTCCGCACGCGTCCATGACCCGCAGCGACATCCAGATCACGGCATTCGCCACGACGCGCGCCGCGGTGCGGGACATCATCAACGCCTGCGCAGTTGTCTTGGACGGGTACAGCGGGGAAACTGGTGGTGTGGTCTTTCGCGGCATCATCATCGACGGCATCGACACCACGTTCTACGACCCCGCCGCGGGCGAGAACGACGGCGTCTACGCCGCCACGCTCACGGTGCGCGCGATGCACGGGAGCATCTGATGGCACTGACCTCACAAGGCACCGCCCTCTACTTCGGCGTCCCCTCGCTGCTGGCCTCGCAGGTCGGGGACATCAAGAGCCTGAGCGTCTCGGGCATCACGCGCTCCGAGATCGTTCGCTCGGGCCTTGCCGACACGACCAAGCAGTACCTCGGCGGCGTCGTCGACTACGGCACCATCGAGCTGCAGATGAACTACACGCCGTCGATGGGCGGGCTGCGACCACAGTCGAGCGAGCTCGCGGCGCAGTCGTACTACATCTCAATCCCGCTTTCGCCTGTCTCGACGCAGCACTGGACATTCACTGCGTGGAAGCAGTCGATGACGGTCGAGGCAACAATCGACGGTGCCCTGTCGGGCACCCTCACCCTCAAACTCAGCGGAGCGATGACCGTAGGCCCCGGCTTCGGCGTCTCAATCTCCGAGGAGTCTTGATTCCACCAACCACGCACCACCACTGAAAGGGCAGACACATGGCAGCGAATCCCGCACAAGGCACCGTCCTCAAGAAGGCTACGACCGTCATCGGCGACATCACCTCGATCAGCCTGTCGGGCATCACCCGCGCGGAGATCGACGTGACCTCGCTCGCGGACACCGGCAAGAAGTACCTCATGGGTACCGTCGACTCGGGCACCGTCGAGGTCGGCTTCAACTACGACGAAGCCCTCGCCACCTACATCCCCGCGACCACCGAAACCACGTCGTCGGCCTGGAGCATCACCGTCGCGACGGGCGCGACGCAGACGCAGGTCATCTCGTTCAACGCGTTCGTGCAGTCGTTCAGCATCGAGGCTGGCGTCGACGCCGCGCTGACGGGCAACCTCACGCTCCGCATCGACGGTGTCGTGACCTTCGGCACGCCGTCCTGATTGTCTGACGGCGTCGGAATGGTTAGGATGAGGACATGACCACCTCCCCCACCGGACATGCAACCAAGGACGCCATCCTCGCCCTCGCAGGCACGCTGCAGATCGAGCGCGTCGAGATCATCGGTCTCGACGCGCCGATCTTCCTGCGCGCCCTCAGCGCGAAGGAGCGCGACTCGTTCGAGGCATCGTGCATGGCAGGGCGCGGCAAGAGCCGCAACCTCAACATGGAGAACGTCCGCGCGAGGCTGCTCGTGCGTTCGATCTGCGACGAGCAGGGCACCCGTCTGTTCGCCGACCATGATGCCGATGCCCTTGGTGGCGTTCCGGCCGCAGTCATCGACCGCCTCTTCAACCGCGCGCAGGTCCTGTCGGGTCTGTCGCAGGGAGATGTGGAAGAGCTCGCGGGAAACTGAGATCGCGCCCGGGGCGGAGGTTCATCTTCCGCCTCGCGGCGCAACTCGGCATGACGGTGGAGGACATGCTCGGGCGCATGAGTTCGCGCGAGTTGTCCGAGTGGCAGGCCTACGACCAGATCGAGCCGATCGGTTGGTATCGCGTCGACCTTGCCGCAGCCATCATCGCCGCGCTGCTGGCCAACCAGAACCGCAAGAAGGGGGCGCCAGCGTTCAAGCCCTCCGACTTCATGCCGTTCCTCGAGAAGCCCGAAATCGATCCCCTCGACTTCGACGCCATCAGGTCGGCCCTCGCACCGCTGACCCGCTGATGGTGGCAACGCTTACCACGAGCAACCATCAAGAGGACCACTGATGGCAACCATCGGCAACCTGTTCGTCAAGGTCGGCGCTGATGTCCAGCCGATGCTGAAGTCGCTCGCGGAAGCGCAGGGACGCATCGCCCAGTGGTCCAAGTCGATCGCCGCCACCGCAACCGGCGCCGCCGGCATGGTCGCATCCGTGCTGCCGGGCGAGATGGGCGCAATGGCCAGCCGCATCATGAGCGGCATCCAAGGCATCGGCAACGCCGCCAGCGGGGTCAGCGGCCTCGTCACCTCGCTCGGCAGTTCGATGGCTCTGCTCGCCAACCCCATCGGCATCGCCGTCGTCGCCGCGACCGCGTTCGTGGCCGCTGGAGCCGCCGTGGGGGCCGTCATCGTCGGCATGACCATGAAGGCCGCCCGACTCGGCGACCAGCTCAAGGAGACCGCTGACGAGCTCGGGACGACTGCCGAGGGCTTCCAGCGCCTCGAGTACATCGGCACCGCCGCGGGTGCAGGCCCCGAGAAGATCCGCGCCAGCATCACCAAGATGCAGATGGCCATCGCCAGCGCGGGACAAGGCAGCAAGGAGTCGCTCGACTCGTTCAAGCGCCTCGGCGTCGACCTCCAGCAGCTCGGCAACATGGACCCGAGCGCCGCCTTCGAGACCCTCATCGGCAAGATCCGCGAACTGCCAAGCCACACCGACAAGGTGAAGGCGCTGCGCGATGTGTTCGGCAAGGGCGGCGCAGGGCTTGCCGGCCTAGTCAAGTTGTCCGCCGACGAGATGGCCGCGCTCAGCAAGGAGGCCGAGGCGTTCACCATCAAGGAAGGCTCGGTGCAGGCGCTCGCATCGCTGCAGGATTCCATCGACACGCTCGGCCTCGGCTTCGAGCGCATCATGACCGAGGCGTTCGCGCCGTTCGCGCCCATGCTGCAGATCATCACCGACGGCCTGAAGGAACTGTTCGCGCAGTCGTCGGGCTCGTTCTTCCGCGAGTTGGAGAACGTCGCGGTCGTCATCGCTGGACTGCTCGACCTGCTGATGCCGACCGTCTACAACCTGATGGGCCTCTTCAACGTGCTGCAGGCCATCAGCGGCCTGCTCCGCACCGTCATGATCGGCGCACTGGTGCAGGTGCTCAGCCTGCTGCATGGCATCGTCGAAGTCATCAACTACATCCCCGGCGTCGAGATCCCCACGGGCGCGCTCGAGCGGTCGATCAAAGAACTGCAGCGCATCCGCGACGAAGCCGCCTCGGGCGCGCTCGAGGACTTCGCCGAGAGCGGCCAGCGATTCGGCCAGGCCTTCGAGGCCGGCATGGCCAACATGCAAGGCGCGGGGCAGTTCAGCGCCGCCCTCGACGAGTTCCGCAAGCAGCGCGACGAGCTCGCCAAGACACCGCCCGCCACGGGAGGCGGCTTCACCATCGTCGACCCCGAGGCGATGAAGAAGGCCGACGAGCTCAAGTCAATCCTCGACAAGCTGCAGGAGCAGGCCGACGCGGTCGGGCAGTCGGAAGCCGACCTGCTGCGCGGTCAGCTCACCAAACTCGGCGCAACGGCCGAGCAGATCGAGAAGGCCATCGCGCTGCAGGAGCGGGCCATCGAGGGCAAGGAAGCGGCCAAGTCGCGCGACGCCGTCGCCAAGCAGCTCGAGGACCTCGCGCGCAAGTCCGACGAGCTGCGGCTGTCGGAGGTCGACCTGCTCGCCGCGCAACTCCAGCGGCAGAACGCAACCGCCGAGCAGATCGCCGAGGCGCAGCGGCTCACCGACGAGATCACGCGACTGGAGACCGCTAAGCGCAACGCCACCGACGTCACCAAGCGCATCGACGACCTGAAGAAGAAGTTCGAGGAGCTGCAGATGAGCGAGGACGAGTTCCTCGCCAAGTCGCTCGAGCAGCTCGGCGCAACCTCCGACCAGATCGCCGAGGCCGTGCAGTTGAGCGCCGACATCGACGCGATGGAGACCGCGCGCAAGAACGCGGAGGACATCGAGCGCATCCTCACCGATGTCGCCAAGGGGGTCGAGGAGGTCGGCAAGTCAGAGCGCGAGTTGATGGAGCAGCGGCTCACCGCGCTCGGCGCAACCGCCGACCAGATCGATCAGGCGCTCGCAGGCCTCCGCGACAAGGAGGTCGGCAGCATGCTCGCAGACCTCGCAGAGCAGGCGCGCAAGGCCTCGATGACCGAGCGCGAGCTGCTCGCCGACAAGCTGCGCGCGGCAGGCGCGACCGAGGAGGAACTGCAGCGGGCGCTCGCCCTGCAGGATCAGATCGACAAGGCAAAGAAGCGCGAGAGCAAGACGACCGCCGCCGTCGACAGCATCGACACCGCGCTCGGGTCCATCAAGATCCCGGGCATCGTTGATGCCGCCGCCGTCGCCGAGCGGCAACTCGACCAGCAGGTGCAGCAGACCCAGTACCTCGCGCAGATCGCGCAGGCAAGCGCCGCGCCGACTGTCGAGGAGGCATCCCGCTCGCAGGGCGGCATGGCATCTACCAACACCGCGCTCGACCAGCAGCAGCTGCAGGTGCTGCAGTTGATCGAGGCCAACACGCGAGGATTCGCGCAGGTGCTGACATGAGCGTGCAAGCCGTCATCTCATCGGAGACCGCGCAGCAGTCCATCGACGCCACGGGGCTCACGCGCGAGTACGCCATCACCGACACGACAGGGATCGCGCTCACCTACGACCAAGCCATCGGCTCGCTGCCTGCGCTGTCGTCGTCGATCACCGTGAACGGCGCGACCCTCTACTGCCAGAGCCGCGAGGTCGACGCGGACCCCGAGGGCATCAAGCGCAAGTGGACCGGACGGGTGCAGTGGTCGACCAACACGACCAGCGACGCCACGTTCGTCGCCCTCGACATGAGCACCAGCGCGCTCACCGTCGACATCTACCGCGCCAACCCCGCCGCACCGGGCAGCCTCGACGCACCGGGCAACACCGACATCGGCGGCACGCCGGTCGACCAGAACGGCCAGCCCATCTCAACCATCATCCCGCAGCAGGAGTTGAGCATCACCAACTACCGCACGGACAACAACGCGGCCGCCTGCCGCGCTGCCATCGGCAAGCGCAACTCCGCGGCGTTCCTCGGCGCGGCTGCCGGCTACGTGCTGTTCACGGGCGCAACGGCGCGGCGCGTCGGCGTGAACCGCTACGAGGTCGTGTACAAGATGGTGTTCGACAACTGGGCGCACTGCCGCCAGGTCGCGGTGCGCGACGCGGACGGTCGCGTGAAGACGGGCGCGCCTGACGGCGCAGGACTCTGCAACGCATCGACCGTCGTGTGGCGGCAACCGTTTCCAGCCACCTACAACTTTGGCTCGCTCGGGATCGTGACCTCATGAGCATCCAGCGGACCATCTCGCACGGGCTCGGTGCCCTCACGCCGGAAGCATGGCGCGAGATCGTCGCCGCCGTTGATATGGCGCGCTCGAGCGGCTTCATGATGGACGGCGGAAACGCGCTCGGCGCAGGCGCGCCGCGGTTCATCGACGCCGTCATCACGGGCGCGACGCAAGACGGAGCCAAGGCCAAGTGGACCTACGCGTGGACGCAGGTGCGGCGCGACGCCAGCGCCAACACTTGGAGCACCGAGAGCGGCGGCCTGACAAGCACGACCAACGGCATGCGCGCGGCGGTCAACATCCTCGAAGGCGCCAACACCGAAAGCATCGCCTACGGGTACGCGCACAGCGGGCTGAACCTGTCGAACCACGCCGGCTACCAGTTCAAGCCCGTTCCAACCGGCACGCCCGTACATCTGCGGCTCGTGCGCGACAAGGCGAACGTGCTGAGCGTCGAGTTCTCCGCGCCCAACCCAATCGACGGGCAGTGCCAGCAGAACATCTCGATCGTCCCCGTGCAGGACTACGACTTCGGCGAGTTCGAGGCCGCCACCTCCACGCTTGACCTCGGGACGTTCCCGCTGTCGAATCCGCAGAGCCACGACATGGGAGCCTACTGATGCCACTGCAAGTAAGACGAGGAACCGAAGCCAACCGCGACTTCGTCGCCGCCGAAGGCGAGCCGCTGTGGACTACCGACACCAGCACGCTCTACATCGGCGACGGCACCACCATCGGCGGCGTGCTGCCAAAGACGGCACCATCGGGATCTGCAGGCGGCGACCTCAACGGCACCTACCCCAACCCCGTGGTGCACAAGATCCACGGCAACAACGTCGAGAGCGGCACGCCGTCTGACGGAGAGGTGCTTCAATATGTGGCGGCCAGCACGCGGTGGAGCCACAAATACCCGGCGCTCACCACCGCGCAGAGCTTCATCGGCGCCGATGTCTCGATGGCCACCGCCAACACCGACTACGACGTGACCTCGCTGAGCCTCGCCGCAGGCACGTGGTTCATCCACGCGGCCGCCACGATGTACAACAACCTTGCGGGCGCGGCGATCCTCACCATCGAGATCTACGACGCAACGGGAGCGGCAACGCTGGCCTCGGCATCGCAGCAGATACCGACGCAGATCCCCAACGCGTGCAACACGTCATGCGCATGCGTCGTCACACTCGCCGCCACCTCGACCGTCAAGCTGCGCGCTCGCGCGAACGCCAACACCAAGACCATCGTCTACCAGGCCTTCCCCTCGACAAAGGGGAACGCATCGGGCATCATGGCGACGAGGATCGCATGACCGACGACCAGCGACGCAGTTCGCAGCTCATCGCCACATGGGCGCAGTTCGTGGCCATCTGCATCGGCATCGGCACGGTGCTGGTGTACATGGGCAAGAAGGACCAGCAGCTCGCCACCACGACCGAGCAGGTCAAGGAGCTGAGCAGTATCGTGTCGGAGTTGGCCAAGGCCAACATCGGCCTGACCATGAAGGACCAGCAGACAGACGACCGACTGCGTGAGTTGGCCGCGCGTCTCGAGAGACTCGAAAGGACGAACCAATGAAGGCATCGTGGCGCACTACCGCAGCAGGCATCGGAGCCATCCTCGTCGCCGTCGGCGGCGCGCTGTCTGCAACCTTCGACAACGACCCTGCCACCGTCGCGGATTGGAGCGCGGTCATCGCCGCGGGCATCGCGGGCTTCGGCCTCATCTTCGCCCGCGATGACAAGGTCTCGAGCGAGGCGGCGGGCGCGAAGTGAAGTGGCTGGGCGATATCGTCCGAGGCATCCTCGAGGCACTGCTTGACAAGTACGGCGACATCCTCGGCAAGACTCGCGGCATCGACCCGCCGGATGATGCTGGCCATCAGCGCCGCGCTGGTGCTCGCATCCGCGAGTGGCTGCTCGCGCGTCGTGCTGGTCGACGAACGGGACCCGATCAGGATCGGCCCTGATGCCAAGGCTCGCGTCTACACGCTCGAGAAGTCGGGCGAGTGGACTCTCAGCCCCAACGAGGTGACGATCCCCGAAGGCTGGTACGCGGTGCCGCCGTCGTTCGTCAAGGCCGAGGAGCCATGAGCGGCGGCGTCCTGCCGACGGACTGCTGCTGCACCTCCGAGCGGTATCTCGCCTACCCGTGCTGGCCGAGTCAGTCGCGCTCGTTCGCGTTCGTGCAGCCGAACGGCGCTGCGGCGACCGCGACATTCAACGGCACGACGCCCAACAGCGGCAACCCACCGGCCAACACGCCAGCCATCATGCTGATGCAGGGCGCTGGTGGCGGCGGCAGAAGCACGGCCCACGGCGGCGGCGGCGCGCTCATCGAGGCGGCAGTCACGCTGCCAGCCACCTCGACCGTGCGAGTCGGGCGAGGCGGTCCCGGCGGCAACAACACGACCGTCACCGCGTCGACCGTATTCAACGGCGGCGCACGCGGCGCGCAACCCGCAACAGGCCTGACCTACGGCAAGGCCTACGGCGGCGGCGCAACCAGTTGGTCAGGCGGCAGCGGCTTCATCGCCGCAGGCGGTGGTGGAGCAGGCTCGCCAGAGCACGCAACCATCCGCGGCGCCATCGCGCACGGCGGTGATGCTGGCCTGTTCGCCGGCGCGGCAACATCAGCGAACCAAGAGGCGGGCCAACCCGGCAGCGCCAACGCGGGCGGTGCCGGCGGCATTGTCGGAGGTGCC